CATTTAATGGCTACAATCAGCCATAAAAATGCACCTACATTTAGTAGGGCTGGTCCTAGTGGGTAAAGGTTAATACTAGTGCAAATGGCGCCCGCAATCGTTACAAAAGTTGCAAGCCACTTGAGATAAAATGTCATGTCCTTTTTCATGCTCTTAGTATAGCAAAAAGGATCATTTAGTGCAACCACAAAAAAATTGCTAAAAAGCAATTAATGAATTGTCAAATCTTCGTTGAACTGCTGTAAATCAATCACACCAATTATCTTCATTATTTTTTGAATGTTTTTGGGAGGTTTGTCTGGTAATACGTCTGGAACAAACACAAATTTTAAATTGCCCTCTGCGTCAAAAACGAATCCATAATCTTCGTCGCCAATTTCATCCGAATAGTCATGGATTGCGTCTTCTATTTCGACCTCTAGGCGTTTGCTCATTGCTGCCTCCTATTTCTAGTATTTATTATGTTACTTGAATAGGATAAGAGCCATAAGTGAAGACTGTATTACAAAGCCAAACCCAATGGTAACAATGTTAAGCATGTCTTTTAATAAAATAGCACGACCGAATAACAATACCAAGCCCAACCACAAAAACATAACTACATCTACGCTAGGCGTAGAATCAGTAAGTCCTGTAAGCAGAGCTAGTAGAGTTGGAACGGTAGCGGCATGTAATGCTATAGCCGCTAACCATCCCATTGTCTCAGCCGATATTTTGTTAAAGTGTGTGGAGAAAAACTCCACAACACTTTGCTTGATTCTATCAAAGTCAATTTTTGAATTTTCCATTTTTACAGTTTTTGATTTAGGTGTTGAAGTTAAAATTGGCATCTACTATCCTGCTTAACTACCATAAAAAATATGGCGTCCAATCTTGGCTATAGGCTTTTTGCCCCATCCTGGTTGAACATAGTCAGCATGATAATACATTGCATTTTTGAGACTTGGAAGTCTAAAACCTTCTAGTAATACTTTTTTAGCAACTTCTGCACTTTCATTGTACAAGGGTTGATAAACAGGTTTTACACGATGGGTTCCATCGCAGTACCAACTAAACTGGCAAACTACTTTAGAGTAGATTACATTTTTTTGGTAAACTACTGCACAGATATCATTGGGGAACTGTCCGCTGGCTGCGCGATTGAGTGTTACTTGAGCTACAGCGACTTTACCTTCAAATGGTTCGCTGGCAGCTTCCCAATAAATGTTCTGCGTAAGGCAACGTAGTTGGCGAGATCTGTCTTCCCCACTGATTGGTTGCATTGCAGACATCTTGACCTGTTCGGCCTCGAGTGATGCAAATTTGTTTTTGGTGACCTCTACCAAGGTGTATGTGGCCAACCACATACCAAAAACGATTGATACAAATTTTGCTAAGTTCGGCAAATATTGTCTCATCTATTTTTCCTCCTTTCTTAAGGTTGTAGTTTTATATAACTTCATAATTTTTGAGAAAACAACTGCTTTAACCCCATAATAGTGGTATATTATAACATTTTTTCTGCTTTTTTACAAGTTAAATGGGTAGTTATTGAAAAGATTATCCGGCAATCACATCCGAACTACCAGACGCTGTGTCGCCGCATGAGGCAGCATCACCGGCTCGAACTATTCCGATTCCACCGGCAAAAACCGTGCCACTAGAACCTACCATTACCGGTGCAGCATGAGGTCCAGTACCATGACCGGCTACTGCATCACCTTTCACACTTACCGGCGCTCCATTCACAACTACGCTCGGAACACCTGGTCCTGTAATAGTACCACCGGCGCTGTCGACGCCTACTCTACTCACTCCAGGCATTAGGTAATAATACTTCCTCTTGTCACTGGTTCGATTCCTGTGGTTGTTTTAATATAATGTTTTTGCATTTGATCAATACTAGGGGCATGCATAATTACATGATTTTTCTGCAATCTAACATTTATATCACTATCAGCTGTAAATAAACTTTGAATCAGTCCCATTCCTTGCGGACCTGGCATAACTGTACAGGGTTTAGTTATTTCGTATGAATCGTTGTCTGTGGAGACAATTCTGGCTACTATCTCGTCTCCATTTGTTAATTTGAAACTTACTATATCGCCTTCTTGATACCCTTTTGAAATTAACATTTTAACCTTTCAACAGTTGAAAAAATTCTACTGATTTTGAATTAAGTCCATTAAAACCCCCAGGAATTAATTCAAACCCATTAAAAATTTGAGGTACACTTCTTAAGCCTTTATCTAACAGCATCTGCCTCGATTTTGGATCGTTTTCGATGTTAACTTCTGTGTATGGTACTCCTCGACTTTCTAACAACGCTTTTGCCCTATCGCAAAATGGACAATTATTTTTTGAATAGACAGTTACCATTATAAACTAAATCCTTTAAATGTATTATTATCAACATCTTGTTTTGTACCGCCAATTACATAACTTGAAATTTCTGTTTCTTGTGGTGCCACTTGTACTTCTGCACCGGCAATCCATTTTTGTGTCCACGGTAATGGATTTGATCCTGGCTTCATTCCGCAGTCTAAACCAACCGCTGTCATACGCTTACAGGTCAACCAATCAACATAATGACATAATAGTTGTTCGTTGAGACCAATCATGCTTCCGTCCTTGAACAAATACTTGGCCCAGGCTTTTTCTTGTGCTGCGGCTGCTAAAAACATTTCAGTGCATTCTGCGCGAGTTTCTTCTTTTAAAGAAGCATAATCAGGATCGTCCTGAGGTAGCAGTTTGAGAAGGGTTTGCGTGGACCCTAAATGAACATTTTCGTCTCGTGCAATCAGCTTGATAATTTTAGCATTACCTTCCATCTTTTTCAACTCTGCAAATGCCCAACTACAAGCAAATGAAACATAGAAACGAATTCCTTCTAATGCATTGACACTGTTAAGACATAGCCATAATTTCTTTTTAAGATCTCTGCGATCAACTGTAACTGTTTTGCCATTTACTGTATGAGTGCCGTAACCTAGTAAGTTGTAGTATTGCACAGTTTCAATTAGATCATCGTAATACCAACTGATGTCTTTAGCACAATCCACAATGTCTTTTATATCCGTGAGCTCATCAAATATAATGCTAGGGTCACTATAAACATTACGGATAATGTGAGTATAGCTACGGCTATGAATCGTTTCATTAAAGGCCCAGGTTTGAATCCAAGTTTCGAGCTCAGGAATAGTAGCGATGGGAAGAAAAGCAAGGTTGGGACTACGACCTTGAACACTATCCAAAAGGATTTGTCGCTTAAGATTGCTTGTAAAAATATGTTGTTCATGTTCTGTTAGTTCTTTGAAGTCTTTTGCATCTCTAAGCACATCTACTTCTTCTGGTCGCCAAAAGAAGCCTAGTTGTTTATCTGTTAGTTTGTCAAACTGTCTATACTTTAACACATCGTATCTTTGAATAGGTTGTGTGCCTGATTCGTCAAGAAATGCCAACGCCTGTGTGTGATTATTTTTATTGTTAATATTAAACACGCTCATTAAAACTGATCCTTCTCTGTACTATGTGCCATTGCTGCTGTAGATTTTGCACCTACTGCTTCGCTAATTAGATCAAAGTAGCCAACACCTACTTCTCGTTGGTGTTTAACTGTAGTAAATCCTCTTTCTTGTGCTGCGAATTCGCGCTCTTGCATTTCGCTATATCCAGCCATACCCCGTTCCTTATAAGCCTCGGCAAGTTCAAATGTGGCAAGATTATTACAATGGAATCCGGCAAGAGTAATAAACTGAAACTTGTATCCTAGTTTACCCAATTCTTGTTGGAAAGTCAAACATTCTGATTCCGATAAAAATTTTCTCCAATTGAAACTGGGTGAACAATTGTATGCAAGCATTTGATCAGGATATACTTTGTGGATCGCATCGGCGAATTTCTTTGCTTGCTGAAGATCAGGAGTCGATGTTTCAAACCACAGAAGGTCAGCATAAGGAGCATAAGCCAGCCCGCGTTGGATACAAGCATCAATGCCGTTCTTGAACTTAAAGAAACCTTCTTCGGTCCTCTCGTTAATAATAAAGTCTTTATCAAGAGGGTCGTGATCTGATGTAATAAGGGTCGCTGCTTCTGCATCTGTCCTCGCCATAATAACCGTATCAACGCCGGCAACATCTGCTGCTAGTCTAGCAGCGTTTAGTGTGCGTATCATTTGACTTGTAGGTACCAATACTTTGCCGCCAAGATGTCCGCATTTCTTTTCCGAAGCTAGTTGATCTTCGAAGTGTACCCCGGCTGCGCCAGCTTCAATCATATGTGTCATTAATTCGTATGCGTTTAGTGCACCACCAAACCCTGCTTCGGCGTCGGCAACAATAGGCAAGAAATAATCTACATCCATTTTGCCTTCTGCAAAATCAATTTGATCAGCACGACGAAAAGCATTGTTGATACCTTTTACTACTCGAGGTACACTGTCCACAGGATACAAACTTTGATCTGGATATGTGGCGTTTGCTGTATTGTTTGCTGCTGCTACTTGCCAACCTGACAAGTAAATAGCTTTCAAACCTGCCTTAGCATGTTGCACAGCCTGTTGACCATTATAAGCACCTAATGTGTTAATATACGGCTCATTTTCTAGTAGAGTTCGTAGTTTTCCGGCGCCTAAACGAGCTAAAGTATGATCTATTCTAATAGATCCCTGTAATTTTCTTACAGTATCAAATGTATAATTTCTTTTTTTCATAAATTTCCTAGATTACGCAACTGTCGCAGTCTTCTTGACTAGTATATTCTGTTTCTTCCAC